TCGAGAAAGTCAACAGTCGGCACACCAGGGATTTCGATTGCCTGGGAATACTCCGCGAGGGATGCGCGGGCGCGCTGGCGACGGAGCAATTCCGTCGCCGCTGTTTGTGCTGTTATGGGCTCCATGACGGAGCTTATAGCAGAAGCGGGTCGATCGGCTCAAATTCCGCTTCGATGACCGGTTCAATGTCCGGTTCGGGCGCCGGCAGGGATGGCAACCTTTCTTCGGCAATAATAGCCAAAAGCGCTTCGTCCTCCATCTGCGCGAGCTGCGCGGCCATGCGCCTCGTAGCCGGGACGGAAATGACAGCCTGAGCGGCCTTGCCGTGCCCACGGTCGAGCAGGGTTTCCGCCGCACGGAGGCGGTCCTTCGCCTCCGTGAACGGGTCGATCATGATGTCGCGAATCGTGGTGATCGCCTCGTCGGCGTACTCACGGGCTCGCGCATCGGCGCTTTTGGATGTGGTGCTCATTACGGGCTCCGGCTTATCTTTGCCGGGGAGCATACCAGCACGTTCATGCCGTTTTCCATTTGCCATCCCGCCTTGCCGCTGATTGTCCAAGAAAACACTTTCCAACTCCACGTCCAGAGCGGGCCATCTTTCCAAGCAAAACGGTATTTGAGTTGGTTCACGCTGTTTCGGAGCGCCGACCAACAATACGCGCGCCAACGCGGGTCGGCATCGAGCATGTAATGCATCAACCCGTTTGGCCCCCAAACCAGGGCTGTCTGACCTGACACGCCGTCTTCCGGGTTACCGGCTATGGCTTGGAGCCATCGGTACCTCCAAACGTCAATCGCGCGACCGTCTTTGATCGAGATGCCGCCACCAGTCCACGCACGCCGAAGACAAAACGGAATTAGCACGACGGCGAACACAACGGCTGCGATGAGAGATACGAGCTGACAAAGGAGAAAGCGGTAGATCGGTTTCATGATGCGCCCTGGCCTGTTTTATATTCGACCCTTGCTTGGGTCCCTTCGCAAACCGTACCCCCGGCTCGGCCAATACGCAATTGGCATGATTCTTTCGAACAGTCTGGTGATGGCTGACCGGGTACGCGGAGCTAAGCGCCGGCTTCCGCAAGCCCCGGTTAGGGTCCCCGAAAAGGGGCTCCCACCCCCTCGCCATTAGCAATCCTTTTTCGCGGGCGGCAGTCGGCGGGCCGCGCAAAACCCGTGCCCGCTCCGGCCTTCAGCCGACAGCTACGAGCTTGGTTCCCACGGGAACCGACACGCGCAGCGCCGTCAGCCGACAGCACGAGGTTTGTCCCGATTTGCTCGAAATCGGGACAGAAATCGGGACACAAAAAGCCCTTATTTTTCAGTGATTAGCCGATTGTCCCGATTTGTCCCGTAAAACAATGCCAAATCGTCAGAAAATATTTCCGTTTTCCATCTAGGAACCCAAAACGGTCGCGCCAATCGGGACAGCGGGACAAAATCGGGACAAAGCACATTAGGCACGCAATTTGCGAGGTTTCGGCACTCGAAACCTGCAAGCTATATGCAATATCCGTGCCAAGCACGGCTTTGTGCAATTCTGTGACGCGCGTCACATTTTTCCTTGCACATCGCCAGACGATTAGCATATGCTACGAATGAACCGCGCCACTCTCGGCGCGCGACTGGAGGCAACATGTTCAAGGTTAATCGTCCGTTCCTCACTGCTCGTGGTTGGGTTTGCTCTGTGTTCATGGTTGATGGCGCAGCAGCTTGGACACTGCCGCACGTAGACCGCAACGCCGCTGTGCGAGCCGCGTACACGATTGCCCGATAGGCCATAGCAGCGCGGCTCTCGACGGGCCGCGCGACTCTGGTCTACCGAGGTATCTATATGAACGGCACGAAACCGACCATTGGCCAATACATGGCGACCGCTGACGGCTCGCACATCATCCGGCGCGGCGATTGGTTCGACGGCAAGCTCATGTCGTATCTACTGAACGAGCACATCGACCCGCAATGGCGGCTTGCTCAGGACAATCCGGCTCGTTACTACCGCTATACCCAACATCGCAATGCGTTCGTTGGATTGACTGCGGTAGAGCTATTGGATAGCTACGACAGCATGAGGCAGGAGTAACCAACATGACACTCAAGAGTCTCGAAGACTTTGACAAGGAAATTGCCGCAAAGCGGGCGCGACTGGAGAAGGACCACGCGCTAGCGCATGCGCTCCCGACTGTTGGCGTTACCGTCGCCTGGACTGGCGAGAATGGTTGGGACGAGCAAGGCAAACCGCGCCCGCCAATCAGCAAGACGATTGATTTGGCGCCGCATATCATTCACAGCCCTTTCCGTGGTGTGGAGCATGTTGCATTCCGCGCGCCCGATAGCATGGTTGGTGAAGGCGGCGAGCATGTCAGCAGCACATACCGCACGGAATTCGTGCACAAGTATTTGCGCGCACTGTTGGACACTTGCGCGCCGTATATGATCGATACCGTAGCCATCAAAGGACACTACGCCAGCAACGTGCCTGAGACGTTCGACTATGCGGCGTGCCGTGACTATAGCGACGCTGAAGAACGGGCGCGCGGACTGTACGAGGTTGAAGTCTCGACGGGCGCAGGGTTCACGACCGCAAAGCTTCAATTCTACATCCGCACAGAGAAGACAGGCACAGTGCAAGTTAGCTTCGATTTGTCGCGCGATTTCCAAGTGTGGCGCGTCATGCCTCGTGCTGTTCAGCGCAGTGCGGACGTTGAACGCTCACTCGTGCGACGTTGGGACCTACCAAGCACGGGCGCGTGCCATCACTGGCGCCGTGGAGGAGCAGACACCGCATGGGTAGACGGTGCGAGCGTGCCGCAGTCCTACACTGTCGAATGGTTATACGACACGCGCGAAGCGTTGGAGCATGATTTAGGACTGTGACGTTCAACAGTGCGCCTGACAACGGGCGCACGATTGAACGCCACAACGGAGCAACCTGAACATGAGTTTTACAGTCCGCAACGCGCGCCGCGCGCAGACTCACCATAGCAGCACGCCAGCTTGGCAGGTACAGCGGGACACTGAGCGCGGCCCGTGCTTTGCGACCGATGAAACGCGGCGCGATTCGCTCACACTGCAAGCGCTGCGCGCATTCTGTGATGTGAACAACCGACAGCTAGACTTTGCCAACACGTTTGGTGAGCCTGGATACACTGATCCAGAGAAATGCATTCTGCTGGCTGACTGGAACGACATTCCCAAGAGCTTGCAAGATAGGCTCGAAAGCCAAGGCTACGAGCTTGAATGGTCGGACGAGTGGTATGTTGACCACAACAACGGCTCGAAAGCATGGCGCACGCAGCCAGATTCGATGTGCTGGGAGCCTCGCACGCGCCTTATTGACGGAGACATACTCACGCCAGATAGCGACGCGCAAGAGTGGATACAAACCGCAGTGAACGATGAAGACAACGCGCTCCCAAGCTGGTTTGACACTGACGAATTGGAGCGCATTGGCTACGGCAAGAGTGCAACGGGACACGACCCAAGCAATAGGCTGCGCAACGTGTTCAAGGAGTTTCGCGCGGAAGGTTTTGACGTGATTCTAGTCAACGCGCGCCGCTACGAGTATGACGTATGGACGCGCCGCGAAGCCAAGCGGGAATGCTTCCTATCCGATGCGCGCGGTATCTACATTCCGCACGATTGGGCCAACATGATAGACCGCGAGCGCGTGACCGGTGTCACTGCTGAAGACTTCGCGATTCTGGAGGCAGGTCCCGACCATGAGCTGTATTGGGATGTTTGGTCCGATGTGCTGGACAATGCCGAAGCCACGGACGACAGCGGGACAGTCTGGCGATTCGAGCAGGATGGCGATTGCTGGATGGTAGAGAAGGCAGGAGAACACTGCGACGCTGACGACAACGTGTATGTGACGCACGAGTAAGCCAGCATGAAAGCAGTTTTGGAATTCGGCATTAGGGGCGGGCGGCACGTTGATAATATCGTGTTGCCTTCCGCCAAGCTCGCGGCGCGCATTGCGCACAACGTCGCGCGTGTCCTAATGGACGATGAAATCAGCACAGACTTTCGAGTGTCGCGCCGTTCTCCGCGCATTTCGCTGACCAGCAGCGCATACTTCGTGTCTGTATCACTGCTAGATGGCTCCGATGGACCAGCAGCAACACAACTCTGGAGGAAACCAAAATGAATCACATCTATCTGACGCCTATAGGCTTCGCGCATGCCGTGCGCTATCGCGAAGGCATGCTCCGAGCCTGGGCCAAGCGCACGGGCCGCATGAGCCGTAGCGGCGCGTTTTCGTACAAGCCTGAAGACGTGCCGAGTTACATCGACATTCCGACCAATGATGAGCGCAGCGCGGCTCAGGTTATCGAGTTTGGGTTGCGCCCGTTGCAGCATGGTCAGCGCTATGGCGCGTATCTGTCCGCGCTCAAGCCAGAGCATGAGGCACAGCTCTATAAGCTGACTGGCACGACTAAGGCGCGCGGAGCCATCACAACGTGGACTGGTGAGCCGCTAGCCTTCGTGACGCGCATCACGTCATATAATGCGGTTTGCTTCGGGCGCGACGCGGGAATGAAAGGCTCGTTTTGGGCCATCGGAATTGACGGGCGCACGTACTACGGTCGCCACAACGGGCGCGGCATGTATTGCAGCATGCGGCTCGCCAAATGGGCAGACGAGTATGACGTTGAGCAGCGCACGTCAGAGGGTTGGGAAGTAGTGTGCAGCGCGCATACACGCGCTAAGGCCAACGAAGACGTGCGCAGCTACCGCCAGAATCAACCGGAATACGCTGTGCGTATCAAGCATCGCAAGGTGCGGCAGACATGACACGCGAGGCCATTCTCAGAGCGCTCGAAGACTCGCACAACGAGCTTGCGCACATACGCGCGTTCCCGCACTACTACAGCAGTCACATCGCGCGCCTTGCGGCGCGCGTTGCTGTCGTGGCGCGCATTCGAGAATTGCTTGAGGCTCTGACAGCATGCCCAACATAACCGCGAGCGCACTGAGATACGCAATGGAGGCATTGCGTTATCTCAGTGCGCCATTCAGTAAGCTGGAAGCGCAGAAGTTAGTCGCGCAAGCCTACGTCGCGGGCGCGAATTCCCAAGAGCACACAATTGCAGGTATTCCAATGACTCAGGATCAGATAAACAGACTCGCAGCTATAGGCGTCGCGATTTCGAGCGCAGCGCCGTTAAGGCTCCGCCCGCCCGCCTATCAGTGTTACATTCCGCACGATTTGGTGCGCCAGATTCGCGCCGTGCTGGACGAAGGCAAATATGACTGGAGGGCGCAGCACAAGGCTGCGCGGCGCCGATGAAAGCGTATCCTTGGCCAGTCGTGGAGGGTTGGCTGCGCGCGTGCATTCGTGCGTCGCTGCGGCTCAACGAATGGTCACGCGCGGCGCGCATCGCGACGTTCGTGTCACCTTGGGGCCGCATGCCATGACGCGCAAGGCGACAACGGTTTGCCTTGGCTGCGGCACAGAACACTTCGCTGATGCTGACTGCGAAGTGTGCTATGCGCGGTTACAGCGGTGTCTGTCAGTGTTCAAGCATTGGCCGATGGAGACCAGCATTACACCCGCAGCGCTCGTGCACGTGCAGCGCGCCGTGGAGCGGTACATACAGCAGGAGGGAATCGAGTTTGGCGATGGCCAACATGCAATCGAGTTGATGAACCTACGTAGTCACATACGCTCGTACCTGCAACACGTCGCTGCGGGCCGCGATGCGTTCAAACCTGAACCTACAGATGAGGAGCTACTAGCATGAGCCGAAAGAAGCGCGAGAAAAGCATGTTGGAGTTGATTATAGAAACGCTCAAGACTGCGGATTTACGTCTGCGTCTTGCCGACGATTTGGACAATACAGAGAAGCAGAAACGCATTGCGCTGCATGAGCTGGAGAACGCCAGTAACGCGCTCACCGTGCAAATTCGTAACCTGCGCGACGAGTTGTGAAGTACGTTCTGCCGCCCCTGGACGCGATCCTGCACCTTATCCGACCAACGCGAGAGCAACGGTTGCTCCAGCATGCGCGCAAGCTTGAGATTGCGTTGGAGCAGTGCAAGATTGACGAAGCGTACAAAGAGTTTAACCTGATGATGAGGCTCTATCATGAGTTACATGATCCGAAGTAAACACGATCAACGTTCACTGCTCGCGCTACCGGCTCAGCCCGGTAGCGCGGTGCGTTGGGTTGATCCGGTTGAAGGCATCGAGCCGTGGACGTTTCCAACGCGAGCTGGAGCGCAGCGCGCCTGCAACATGGTTACGGACTGCGGCGAAGTTATTCCAACAAACTTAACACAGGATAAGGAAAATTCTGCATTGACAAGCGTAGACTTTACCAACACAGAGGCGCGCGTAGCGGCTTTTATGCGCAATTCAGCGGTTTAAGAGGACTGGCACAGAAAATGCATGAGACAAGGGATCTGCTTTTAGTGTTCACACGTTCAAACCAACAGATAGGAGTATCCAACAATGTCTATCGAGACGAACCAGTACATTGCCACCGCAGCAGATGTAGAGAAGCTTGCGCATACCATCCTGACGGCTGACCAAGCCGTCCAGGGCGGGCGCGGGACCTACCTGAAGGCGTTGGTTGCTACTACTCAGGCGGAGTTAGGTTCACCGCCACGCATGCGCAACACGCGCGCCGACCGTATCGAAGGCGACGACCTGATGGCCCACACCAAGGCGTTCGAGACGGTCTTCCAACGTTTCCACGAGGCTGTCGTCAAGGCGGCCGAAGCGCTGGAGCCCAAGCCAGACAAGGACGAGCTACGCTCGCGCACTGCATTCTCACGCAGCGCCGGGAGCACGGTGCGCGGCTTCATCCGCGCAGGTAATGACATTCGCGCCCTCGCGGCTCACAAGGTGACCAAGGCATCGTTGGCCACGCCGCGCACGAGGCGGAAATTCTCAGTCGATGCGCTCAAGAAACGCGCCGTCAGTGCGACGGAGCAGCTTGCAGCTATCATCAAGAATCTAACAGCGGCCAACAGCGCCGAAGGCCGGGAGACGGTTCAGACGATCATGGCGCAGCTCGCCGCCGCGTCTGGTATCGCCAACCACACCAGCAAGGACGTTGAGAAGGCCATCGAAGCCGGCGAGGCGTTCCACACCAAGACTGGCGTATTCCTGCCGATCAGCCTGGAGGCTGTGCGGGAACAACGGAAGGCTGCATGAGCGCGTTGCCGGCGCCACCGTCGCCGCCCAACACGGAGCTACAGACGGAGCTTACCCGTCTGGTGACGAAGTTCACGTTGTGCACCGTAGTCGAAACACTCGGCATCGTCTGCGAGCTTCGAGCTGTAGACGCGCGTGAGAACGATGGCACCGCGCACAGGATGCGAGAGATAGGGCTCAGCTTGATCGAGCTGAGTGTTCGCTGCTTCGCCCTATAAACCCCCGCCGATGAGTGACCGGGTTCCTTCAGGAACCCGGTCGCTTGCATTCCTCACTTAGCCTTTGCTATTGTGCCGGCTCCTTGAGCGGAGCCGTGCATGAGCAGCCCCAACAAAGCCCTACGGAAGTGGCTCGACGAAGCCACGCCAGCGCAGCGCAAGAGCCTCGCCAAAGAGGCAAAGACTTCAGTACCCCAGCTCTACCACATTGCCAGCGGTCGCCGTAAGGCGAGCGCAGCGCTGGCGCAGCGCATAGCGCACGCGAGCGGTTGGGGGCGCGTGCTGGCGCCCTCCTTCGCTCCCAAACCGATCGACCAACGCGAGCTGTGCGACGCTTGCGGTAAATGCCCATTGCTGGCCACACGATGAGTTTCAACGAATACGTGGCGCACGGCTGGGCGCTGTGCGGCATTGATGCGGGCAAGAAGGCTCCGACCTACGACAATTGGAACGAGCCCGACCATGCGCTCACCGAGCAAGAAGCTGAAGGCGTAGACGGCGCCGGGCTCATGCATGCGCTCAGCGGCACGTGCGCGCTCGACATCGACAACCTCGAACTTGCCCGCGCGTACCTCGCAGAGCGCGGCATCGACGTTGACGCGCTGCTGAAGGCGCCCGAGGCGGTGAGGATCAACAGCGGCAAACCCAACAGGGCCAAGCTGCTCTACCGCATGAAGTTCCCCATGCGGACTATCAAGCCGAAGGAGAGCGGCATAGAACTGCGCTGCGCCACGTCTGACGGCAAGTCAGTGCAGGACGTGTTGCCGCCAACGATTCACCCCGACACCAAGAAGCCCTACACGTGGGTATATGGCGACGCCATGCTGGGCCACTGGTCCAACCCGCCGCCTATCCCCGCGAACCTCCTAGCCGTTTGGCGCGAGCTGGCGGCGCAGACTCCGCCCGACGCGACGAGCCCACAACCCAAAGTCAACGCGACCGTCGAGACGATCCGCAAGGCGATTCATCGCTACATCGCCAAGGAGCACAAGGACGTAACCAACTACGAGGATTGGCTCGACGTTGGAATGCGCCTGCACGACCAGACGCGCGGCGCGCAGGAAGGACTCGAAATTTGGGATGAGTGGAGCGCGACCGACGAGAGCACGCGCGAGGATGGCACGCCGCGCTACCAGGGCTTCGTCGCATGCAAGGCGAAGTGGCTCACGTTCGGGCAAGGGGCTGGCTCCAAGGTTGGCATGACGCACCTGATTGCGCAGGAGCCGGCTGAGAAGGAGGAGTTTGACGTTGAGCCCGAGGCGGAAAGCGAGGAAGAAACAACCGCAGCCCTCCTGAAGCAACAGGCTGAAATGAAGCGCGCCGAGGCGCAGGCGGAGTTAGAGAAGCGCCTCGTGTTTGTGCGCAACGTTGAGAAGTATTTCGACACTGAGCGGCACCGCGTGATCCTCACGGAGAGTGGGCTGCGCCACCAATTCACGCCGATGATGCCGAAGCGCTCGAAGGGCCGCCTGGACCCTGTTGAGCTGCTGAAGGAGAGCACGACGAAGCGTTACGTCGATGCCATCGGCTTCCATCCAGGCCAAGGTCCGATCTTCAAGTCGGGCGGAGACAGCTATGCGAACACGTACCGCAATCGACTTCCAAAACCGTTGCAGCCAACTGTTGAAGAGTTGGAAAAGATCGATTGGCTGTTCGGCCGCATCACCGACATTCCCTATCGAGACTGGCTCATTCAGTTCTACGCTCACGTCGTCCAGTACCCTGGCGTCAAGATCAAAAGCGCGCCGCTCATCTGGTCCGAAACGGAAGGTAACGGCAAGAGCACGTTGGTCAAAACCATCCCGGCGCTCCTCGTCGGCGCGGAATACTCGCGCGAAGTAAACACCGGATTGCTGGCTTCAGACTTCAACGACTTCCTCCTGGGCGCGTGGCACGTCAACCTGACGGAGTTCCGCGCAGGCTCACGCGGCGAGCGCGAGGCGATTACCAAGAAGACAGAGAACTGGATTGCTGACGACACTGTGGCCATGCATCAGAAGGGGCTCGCGGGCTACACGATGCCTAACCACTTCTTCGTGACTGCCTCGTCCAACTTCGACGACGCGGCCCAGGTGACCAACAACAACCGGAAATGGGCGGTGCACGAGTTGCGAGCAGCGCAGTTCACCGACGCGGAGCGCGAGTGGATATACACAAACTTTCTGCTCACCGATCGCGCGGCCGGCGTCCTGCGGCACTACTTCCTTAACACGCCTATTGTGGATTTTAAGCCTGGAGCTGCGGCACCCGTCACAGCAGACCGCCAGGAAATGATAGAGGCTAGCGTCAGCTCCGACGTGGAGCTTCTGAGGACTGCCTTCGACGAACGCTCCGGTCTGTTTGCCCGCGACGTGGTGCTGGTGCCCGAGGTTACAAGTTTCGTGCACAAGAACACGCCGGCTCGGCCTAGCGGCCATAGGATTGGCAAGATTCTTGCGCGAGCCCCTTTCAACGGGAAGCCCGCACGCATTCGTGTTGGTGATAGCCGTTACCACGTTGTCATCATCCGCAACCACGACCGCTGGGCGGGTGCGTATGGCAAGGACATCATGGACCACATACAGGGCGTCGATGAGGACGCCAGCATCGAGCACGAGCCGACCGATGAAGAATTGCTTGCATAGCTTCAACTTTAGCGTATGCTATGCCGGCCTTTAGGGTTAACCCAAACCAACGATACGGAGTCTCCCATGTCTGAAGCAGTACGTGCAGTCGCCTTGGCCGAGGCGAACAAGCTCAAAGGCGATACCGGCGATGCCGCCGAAGTCGTCAAGGCCGCCAACGTGTTCCTCACCTTCCTGAGCGGCGGAGCCGGCGCACCGGCCAAGACTTCCGCAGCCGGCGCGGAGCCTGCTCCGAAGGCCGAGGCGAAGCCCTCAGCCAACACGGCGGGCGCGAAGCCGGCCAAGGCGGCGAAGCCTGCCAAGAGGACCGAGGAGCAACTGGCCGCCGAAGCGCTGGAGAAGGCCAACGCCGAGGCTGCGGCCGAAGGCGAGGACGAGCCGAGCGGCCCGACCGAAGCCATCCCCGCGACGAAGGAGGGTGTCAGCCTCGCGGTGAAGACCCTCATCGAAGGCGGCAAGCGCGACGACGCAATCGCGCTCCTGAAGAAGTACAAGGCCGCGAGCGTGTCGGCCATGCAGGCGAAGGACGAAGCAACCATCGGCAAGTTCATTGCCGACGTGAACGGCGTCCTCGGCCTGGAAGCCTCCGAGCCCGATCTGGAGGGCTAACAGAGCAGACCCAGGCGGCGTGTGCGTCACCCTTAACTTGAGCTGACGACTCAAGCACGCCGTCTGGTTCCCACGGGAACCAAACCACTAACAGGTAACAGTGAACATGAACATCAAGATCGATGAAGCGTCTGAGGACATCCATATTGCGCGCGATCGGGAGATTACCAAGCAAATAGCCCGTCGCATGATTGCTAATGCGCAATGGGGGCTGAAAGATCTGCTGGAGATTTTCGGCTTAGGTCTCGCCAATCGCTTGCGGACCAATCCGCGCGATTCACTCCAAGGGAAAAACTACTTCTCAACTCGCTTCCATGCTGGCGCTCGCAACCCCGCCGGCTCGAAGCTGATGCGACGGTTCATACGCGCCAACGCTGCGCGTAGCGCATCCTACGAACGCGATTACAAGGCGCTCACCGGTCGGCGTTATAACCACGTCAGCTTGGGCGAAGACGAGTAATTGTAAGGAGCTACTGACATGCATCTCGGTTCCAGAGGCTCGTGGGCAGAGCGTGAAAAGGCGATAGCCCAAATCCGACAGTTGGATGAGATTTTTCGCCGTCAAGATCCTGATTACTCTCGCCATCGACGCGAGGTTGTAAGGAATATTAACAAGGGTCATGTGCTAGCCCTTACTCCCTTTACCGGCTGGTATGCGGCAGTGATGGCGGAGTGGGGTCGAGTTTTGGTAGCTTATGGCAAGCCCTCCGTGCCCTCCGTGTGCGGACACTCGCACCAGCGCGGGTACGCAGCCCAACCCTCCGTGCCCTCTGCAGTCACCTATCACGGCATTCCGATCATTTTCGACGATCCTATCAATCAGGAGAAATCTGTGAAGACCAAGAAACAACCGAAGAAGACCTACAACACGTGCGCCGTCCGGTTCGTGCGCGGCCGCAACGTCGCGAAGGTCTATACCTACAAGGTGCCCAAGAAGGTGAAGTTGCACCTGGGCGAAGAAGTCGTTGTGCCGAGCCTGTACGACGGCTTCGAGGCCAACAGCATCGCCGTCGTGGTGGAGCTGCACAAGGAGCCCCAGGACAACCAGGGCTACGACTACAAGTTCATCACCGGGCGCATCACGAAGGTAGCCGCGTAACATGGCACACTCATTCCGGTCTCCCTCGAAGTCGCATATGTGGATGCACTGCTGGGGTTCTCTGGCGCAGCCGGAGAACCAAGTGCCGGGCGGTTCGTCTGACTTCGCGGATGACGGCACAGCGTCTCACTCGCTGGCGTCTTGGGCGCTCGACAACGACAAGGATGCGGGTGACTACCCGGACTTGACGATCCGAGTGGGGGAGAAGGAGTGGGAAGTTGACAGCGAGCGCGTTGACTTCGTGCAGACCTACATCGATGAAGTTCGGCGCCGTTCTATGGGCGGCGTCGTCTTCATCGAATACCGCGTAGACCTGGGCGAGTTCCTTGGTGAAGGACCGTGTTGGAAATGCGAAGGACGATCGGAGAATAGTCCTGAAGGATGGTGCGACGTGTGTCGCGGGACGCACATAGCACCACAGGGCGGCACAAGCGACGCGGTGATTCTGGTTGAAATACCAGAGGAACCGGGTTGCTACATGCTGATCGCAATGGACCTGAAGTACGGCATGGGCGAGAAGGTCTACGCCGGCTATTTCCCCTACCCAGGTGCGGAGAAGCGCAAAATCAACACGCAGTGTGGCAACTATCTGCTGGGCGCGTGGAAGAAGGCCAAGGAGCTTGGCTACAACGTGACTCGGTTTTCCGCCGTGATTGACCAACCGCGCCTGGGCCATCGTGACGAGTTTGAAATCACCGTCGAGGAGCTGGAGACGTTCGCGGATGAAGTTCGCCTCGCCGTCGCCAAAGGCGACGAAGCGCTCACTCTCGGCGTTGAAGACCCGAAGCTGGACGAATATCTCAAGCCTGACGACAAGACCTGTCGCTGGTGCAACGCTAAGGCGCGCTGCAAGGCGTTGGCGCGCTACGTCGCGGCCCAGGTGAAGATGGAATTCGACGATGAGACCGGGGTTCCCGTGGGAACCGAGGAGCCAACGAGCGTCGAGCACCTTCAGCAAGCGTATATCGCGCTGCCGTTGGTCCAACAGTGGGTCAAAGCCGTCAACAAGGCGCTGTGGGAGCATATCCCCAGCGGCCGAGTGATCGGGCCGGACGGCAAGCCGCTCAAAATCGTCCAGGGCAAGGACGGCAAGCGGATGTGGGACCCAACACAGATGGACACCACTGAAGGGCTCATGGTCGGCGCTGTTGGTGCCGAGGCATACGAGCCGCAGAAGGTCATCACCGCGCCCGCCTTCGAGAAGGTGCTCAAGAAGAAATCTGGCCTGAAGGGCAAGAAATTCCAGGCCATGTGGGATGAGCGCTGGAAACCATACATCACCAACGCGAAAGGCTCACTGTCGATCGCGCTGGGGAGTGACCCGAGACCCGCCGTTGGCGCCGCCAGCGCGTCGGACTTCGACGATGAAATCTCAACTGAGGACGATGCAACATGAAAATCGTGATCTATCGCGAGAATTCCAGCTCGCACGAGGAGGAATACCTCGCGCGGGCCACGAACGACTCCTTCTGTTCGGTCTCGAAGCCCGAGGATTCCAACCTCGAATTCGAGACCAACGCGGAAGCCTACGAGTTTGCTGGGGAGTACCCGCAGCTCCAATACTGGCGTGTTGGAGTCCGCTAATGGCACTCCCCAAACAGAAGGAGCCGAAAGCTCCTCGGCAGCGTGACCCCGAGAAGGCGTCGTTCGATCCATACTGGAATCGGCGCGCTGGCACAGTTGACAGCGTGGCAGGATACGTAGATGCTGCCTGCCGCGAGCCGAAGGGGTTCTACCGAGGCGCGCGAATCCGATAACCGAAACCGCAACACAGGAAACACGACCATGAAATTCCGATGCAGAGACATGCGCCTTGCCTTCCCCAATCTGTTCGAGCCCTACAAGGATTCCTTCGGTGCTCGTCTGATCTACCCTCCCGACCACGTGCAGGTTGTTGACGCCACCACTCTCACCGAGTTGGGTATGAAGGCGCCGAGCAACCCGAAGGCGAAGCTCAAAACTAAGCCGATCCTCGAAGCCATCGCCAAGGCGGTCGCCAAGGCGAAGTGGCCCGACAAGTGGCAGTCGATCTATGCCGCGCTTCAGAAGCAGGACAAGCTGTTCTTCCACGATGGCGCCACCAAAGCCGAGTACGAAGGCTTCGAGGGCAACGAGTTCGTGGCGGCCAACAGCAAGACCCGCCCGACGATCCTCGACCAACTCCGCAACGAGCTGACGAAGGCCGATGGCAAGCCGTACTCCGGTTGCTATGTCAACGCCATCATCGAAGTGTGGGCTCAGGATCACAAGGAGCACGGCAAGCGCATCAATGCCAACCTGAAGGGCATTCAGTTCCTCCGTGACGGCGACGCCTTCAGCGGCGCGGGCAAGCCGGCTGACGCCGACGAGTTCGACGAGGAAGACGTTTCCGACACCGGCGACGCTGAGGAAGCCGAGCCCGATCTGGAGGGCTAAGCCCCCTCTGGTTCCCACGGGAACCAGCTTGGCCGGGGTTGCGAGCCCCGGCCGTTTTCTCCCCACTAACAGGACACCAACATGAAAACGCAGCAAGTCAAGACCAGCATGGAGCAGATTGTCCACACGCTCATCAAGGGCTTCGTGCTCCAGAACTTCGGTCGCGCGCCGAAGTACATCTACCTCCCGGTCGATTTGTTCGACCACTTCACCGACATCATCGAAGATCAGTTCCGCGCGGCTGGCATGCCGGCACATCTGCTCGACGAGGCGTTCGAGTACGTGTACATAGGCGTGCGCGTATTGGAGTGCCGCACCAACGACATCATCGTGTCTGAGGAGCTATTGCCGTGAGCGGAGTCATGTTCACGGACAGCATTGAGCACAACGTCGCGTTGTTGGAGGAGCTGGTCTCCCAGCTCCCGCTCCAACACCGCAACGAGGCTCGGCGGGCGGCGCACATCATCGAAGCGACGTTCAACCAGCTCAAGCGCGATGGCCAGATGAGCCCAGGAGCGGCGCTCGGTACGGCGTTCGCGTTCTTCAAGATCAGTCAGAACCTCGTGAAGCCCGGCTCGAAGAAGGCTGGCGGCGAGTCTCTGATTCAACTTCTGAGCTGAGCATGGCACCGAAGCGTGGCGACAAGGTACAGTGGCAGTCGGGGTACAACCCGACGCACTGGTTCAAGGGCAAGGTGCTGTACTTCATTCTCCCGAAGGAACCGCCTGCTACCTCTGCCAACACGTTTGCGGTGATTGACGACGGGCTGGGGCTCACGCCTCGGCTCGTCGCCCTCAGCCGCGTACACAGGGCGTCGTAATGAAACTCTGGCTTGACCTTGAAACGCGCAGCCCCGTGCCGATCAAACAGGGTATCGCGAAATACGCAACAGGCGTTCGCCCGATCATGGCGCAGTGGGCCATCGACGACGGCGATGTTGTAGTTGAAGACCTGATTCGTGGCGCCAAGGTAATTCCTCCTTCCAAACAGCTTATCGAGGCCGCTCAGCAGGCCGACGAGATATGGGCACATGGCGCGGAGTTCGAGCAAACTGTACTCGACACGACCACATGGTGGCCGCTGATCGAATCGTCGAAATGGCGTTGCACAATGGCCCTGGCTCGGATGCACGGCCTGCCGGGCGGTCTCGATAAGCTGTCTACGATTTTCAAACTCGGGCTCGACGAAGCCAAAGACAAACGCGGCCATGAGTTGATTCTGCTGTTCTGCATTCCGAAGAAAGACGGCGTGCTGTGCGAGGACGGTAACCGCTACTACACCAGCAAGACGCACCCCAACGAGTGGCGCGAATTCCTCCACTACGGCGGCATGGACATCACGAGCATGCGCGCTATCTGGCGCAAATGCCCGAAGTGGAACGCTACGCCGCGCATGTGGCGCGTGTGGCACCTTGACCAGAAGATGAACCGCAAGGGCGTGCAGATGGACCAGAAGCTCGCGGCCGGCGCCGTTGTGGCGACGACTCGGGCGAAGCGCAAGCTGAAGGACAAAGTTACCGATCTGACTGACGGAGCCGTAGAGGCAGCGACGCAGCGCAACCGGCTGTTGGCGTACCTCGCTGACTACGGCGTTGACCTGCCCGACCTGACAGCCGACACCGTGGAGCGCCGCCTTGAAGACGAAGCCCTGCCTGAGCACATCAAAGAGCTGTTGCGCATTCGGCAGCAGGCATCCAAGGCTTCGACGGCTAAGTACAAGCGTGTGTTGGCTCAGTCTGTGCTTGGGCGCCTGCGCAATCTGCTTGTGTTTTGTGGCGCTTCGCGTACTGGTCGCTGGGCTGGTCGCACTTTCCAACCACAGAATCTTCCGCGACCGAAGCACAAACAGTGGCAGATAGACCAAGCCATCGCGTTCTTCCAGATGGACGAAATGGAGTTGCTGGACCCGGATGAAATCCTGGCCTTAGCCTCCTCGTGCCTTCGCGGCCTGATGATCGCGGCGAAGGGTAAAAAGCTGTCCGTCGCTGATTTGGCCAACATCGAAGGCCGCGTGATGGCCTGGATCGCGGGCGAGGACTGGAAGCTCGAAGCTTTCGCGAAGTTCGATCGCAAGGAAGGTCCCGACCTGTACAAAGTCGCCTTCGCTCGCGCATTCAACATCGACCCCAACGACATCGCGGACGAAGGCGACTGGCGCCGGCAGATTGGTAAGGTCATGGAGCTGGCCCTCCAGTATTACGGCGGCGTCGGCGCGTTCTGCACGATGGCAGAGACCTACGGCTTGCGCCTGGAGGACATGGCCAAGGCAGCGTGGCCAGTCATTCCGCAACGGATCAAACTCCAGGCTGCGAAGAACTATGCGCGAGCCGTCAAGAAGCGCCGCACCTACGGTCTGACAGAGCGAATCTGGCTGACCTGCGAATCGTTGGTCATCCTGTGGCGCGAAGCTCACCCTGGCATCGTCCAGTTTTGGGCTGATCTGGAGAAGGCCGTTAAGACGGTCATTAACCAGCCCCACAAGCGCGTGCAGGTTGGCAAGCGCGGCATCGTTGTCGATCGCAAGGGTAACTGGCTGCGGATCAAACTGCCCAGCGGCCGATACCTGAGCTACCCTGCGCCGCGCTGCGGCGAGTACGAGACCAGCTTCGTAGGTGTGAACCCGTACACCAAACAATGGTGTCGGATCAACACATACTCCGGTAAGCTGGCGGAGAACATCGTCCAGGCCATCAGCGCTGATATTCTGATGGACTGGCTGGTTGCCGCTGACGATGACGGCTTTGACCCGATCCTCAGCGTGCACGACGAAATCATCACTGAGCCGCCCGATGTGCCGGAGTACGACGACAAACGGCTGTCGAAGCTGGCGCAGAAGTGTTCACCCTGGACGACCGGGCTCCCGCTGGCCGCCAAGGGATTTACTGCAAAACGATACCGCAAATAGGAGACCCACATGGCTACCCGCAAAAAGAAGACTGCGAAAAAAGCGGCGTCGCGCGCCTCCAAAGGGCCGCGCCCGCTGACACGCGAGCAGCGCATGATAAATGCGCTAATCGACGTTGCTGCTGACATTCATCAGATTCGGCTGATGCTGGAAACAACATGGCGCCCGCCTCCGCCGCAACCATCTGTAGCGTGCATCGAACAGATACTCATTCCTGGGCACTATGAAAACCCTACTGCGCTTGCGGCTGTTACAGCGGCGGCTGCGCCCGCAGCGATGGAGGGTGTCGGTGTCGCCCCGACGAGTGCGAGCGTTGCTTCTGAACCCTCAGATGCGGAGCTGCTGTCATGAGCAAAGCGCTATTCATTGGCGGCCCGTGGGACGGTCGGTTGATCGAACACAGCTTGGAGTCGCCCACCGTGCGCGTGCGCGTGCGCGAGCGGTTTTCAAGCTTCATCGACTACAACAGGCCGGTAGACGAAGCTCCGATGCCGGTCACCGTTCGTGAAGTCACGTATGTCAGGTTTCCGCTGTTCGGGTATGACCTGATGATCGAGGAGTCGGTGTACAAGCGCGGCGTAGACTATCACCGCAAGCACCCGGCCGAAGTTGCGATGGACCTGCTGGCGCAGGGGTATCGTCGTCCTAGCAACATCTTTGGCGATGTCTGACTACCTCGAAGAAGTCGTTGAAGATGCCTTGATTGGAGGTGTCGAAGCGCTCGGCGGCTGGTGCTGGAAGCTTCGTATGCCCTGGTTTACGGGTGTGCCCGATCGTCTGGTGCTGCTCCCAGGCGGTCGGGTTGTCTTCGTCGAGCTGAAGCGACCGAAGGGCGGCAAACTTTCGACCCGTCAGAAAATCGTTCACGGGCAACTCAAAGTTATGGGCTTTCGCATTCTGACTCTGTACACTCTCGAAGCCGTGCAGGATTTCCTTCTGACATGCTGACCATACCAACACTCGCCTCGTACCTCGATTACGGCCATTTGTTCCCACGGGAACCGGGCTCGCGCATCCTCACGCTGCGGGAGCCCCAGGTGCCGATGGTTGACTGGCTGATGGCGCACAAACGCTGCGGGCTGTGGGCCGGCATGGGCATCGGCAAGACCAGTGCCACGATGTACGCGCTCGACAAGCTCCGCATCGCTGGAGAGATTGACGACCGCTACCCGATTCTCGTTATCGGCCCGATGCGCGTTGCTCGCGATACGTGGCCCGAGGAAGCGCTCAAATGGGACCAGTTCAAGAACCTAACTATTGTTCCAATCACGGGTACGCCTGCGGAGAGAGCCGCGAAGTTGCGGCGTCGTGCCCATATCTTCACTGTAAGCTACGAGCTGACGCCGTGGCTGCTCGAACAGTGGTTGGAGCGGTGGCCCTACCGCGTAGTGATCGCGGACGAGAGCGACCGTTTGAAGGGTTATCGGGAGAAGGGTGGGAGAAAATCCACGTCTTTTCCTGGGTCGAATCGTGCTGGGAAAAGTGGCAAGCGGGCGTATGCTCTGTCGAGAGTAGCCCACCGCCGAGTAGACCGATGGATCAACTTGACTGGTACGCCGGCTTCCGCTGGCTTGAAGGACTTGTGGGGCCAGACGTGGTATCTCGATCGCGGGGAACGGTTAGGTTGGACCTATACGGCATTCAAAGACCGTTGGTTCAGGCAGAAGTGGAGCGGCTTCGGAATCGAGCCAATGCCCAACGCCATTCAGGAGATACCGGCGCTCATCAAAGACCTGTATCTAACAGTCGATCCGGCTGACTACTTCGACCTTCACCAACCGATCTACACGCGCCTGGAGTTCGACCTGCCGCCCAAAGCTCGGGCAATCTACAAGAAGCTGGAGGATGAGAGTTATGTCGAGCTTGAAGAATTGGGAACGAGCCTTAACGCCGTCAACGCGGCGGCGCTTACGCAAAAACTCCTCCAGGCGGCTAATGGTGCTGTGTACACCCAGCGGCCAGAGTGGGTCGAGCTTCACGACCGCAAGCTTGAAATCCTCGACTCAGTGGTTTCTGAAGCAGCCGGATCAGCAGTTCTTGTGGCATACGCCTTTCAGTCCGACAAAGCGCGAATACTGAAGTGGTTCGGCAAGAAGGCCATCGACATCAGCACGCCGGTCGGGCTCAAAACGTTCAAGGGTGGCTCCGTGCAGGTTGGTGTTGCACACCCGAAGTCAATGGGCCACGGCATCGACGGGCTCCAGTACGTGTGCAACAAAATCGCGTTCTTCGGCCACGACTGGAAGACCGGCGAGCGCATGCAGATTATCGAGCGCGTCGGAGCGATGCGCCAATTCCAGGCCGGGCTCGACAGAGCCATGTTCATCTACGACATCGTAGCTCGCGGCACCGAGGACGAGAATGCGATGTTGGTCCACCACGAAAACCGCTCGGTGCAAGATGTTGTATTGGCTCACATGAAAAGGAGACGAAGATGATTGTCGCATTCGACATCGACGGCACCATATCCAACGGTGCCCACCGCGAGCATCTGGCGCACGAGAAGCGCTGGGATGAATTCCACGCACTCGCGCATCTGGACAAACCGCTGCCGGAAACAATGGCCGTTCTGCGCGCTCTGGAGAGCGCTGGCCACAGCATCGAAATCTGGACAGCTCGCCCCTACACCTACATCGAGCAAACTCGCGAGTGGCTGTTAAAACAGCTCGTGCCGTTTGACAGGCTGCTCATGCGAGAGCCGGGTGACTGGCGTCGCGCGTTCATTCTCAAGCTGGAGTGGTACCTTCAGCGCGAGCCGTCCGCACGCCCCAAACTTGTTTTCGAGGATCACCCGGAGACAACCCGTCTGCTCCGCGCCGCCGGCTGTTGCGTGCATCACGTTGCTGACCGTGAAGGAGTCCAGTCATGAAGGTATATATCGCCGGCCCTATGACGGGGGTCCCTCAGTTCAACGTGCCGCTGTTCGACCACGTTGCCCGCCAACTTCGCGCTCAAGGGTACGACGTTGTGTCGCCCGCCGAGCTGGATTCACCGGAAATGCGTGCTGCCGCACTCAAATCCAAGGACGGAGCCTACGAGCGGCTGAAAAACGCCACGGGCGAGACTTGGGGCGAAGTGCTGGCACGTGATGTGCGTGTACTGTCCGACCAGGGCATCGAAGGCATCGTGTTACTTCCGCACTGGTGGCGTTCGCGCGGTGCCACTCTGGAAGTAACCGTGGGGCTGCTCAACAAGCTGCGGTTCTTCACGTGGCAAGTCGAGGAGGAACTGCCGACGCCGTTGTCAAAAACCACGGTCGTGAGCCTGCTCTTGGACGGGTACAGCCACAGGGAGGACTACTAATGCTGCTCCCACGTGATGACAAACAGCGGAAAATGTTGCCGATGTTCAAGATGATCACCGACTATTTTCCGAAAGCGTTGCGCGAGGTAACTCGCGTGTGCGTCGCCAACAATGTGCGCTACAACCCCGATCGCAAGCCCCAGGACATCAATTGGGCTCGCGGCAAGAGCACCGACCAGCTCGGCTCGCTGTTCCGCCACATCCTCGAAGCCCAGGAAGGGCTC